CTAAAGTTAATCAGTCAGGCAACTACACTAAACCTGCTTTACGCAAAAGAATATTTAATGCTGTAAAGGCAGGAGGCAAGGGTGGGAAGCCGGGACAATGGAGTGCACGTAAAGCACAGATGGTAGCTAAAAGATACAAAGCTGCAGGTGGAGGTTACAGAAGCTAGTGTCTAATTTAAAAAAACCTCAACGTAGTCTGAAGGCATGGACTAAGCAGAAGTGGCGAACTAAGTCAGGCAAGCCATCAACTCAAGGTAAAAAAGCTACAGGAGAAAGATACTTACCAGAGAAAGCAATAAAGTCTTTGTCTAAAAAAGACTATGATGCTACTACTAAAGCCAAACGTAGAGGAACTAAAAAAGGTCAGCAGTTTGTAAAGCAACCTAAAAGAATTGCTAAAAGAACCAGAAGTCATAGAAAGGTTACATAATGCCAGCCAAACGAAAAAAAAGTAATATGAAGGGTATGACTATTGGTAGCGGAAATAAGCGACCTACTAAACAAGGAGCAGGTCTGTCAGCTAAAGGCGTAGCTAAGTACAGGAGACAAAACCCCGGTAGTAAACTACAAACAGCGGTAACAGAGAAAAAGCCTACAGGTAAACGAGCAGCACGTAGAAAGAGTTATTGTGCGCGATCTGCAGGACAGATGAAAAAGTTTCCTAAAGCAGCTAAGAATCCTAACTCACGCTTACGACAAGCACGTAAAAGATGGAAATGTTAGTTGACAACTATTTTTGAACATGGTATAAACCATGACTTAGTACGACCTGACTACAAAGAATACAGATGTACTAAGACACCATGTGCTTGTACTATTCCTAAAATGTGTAAAGGTAAATGGCGTAAGTATCAAAAAGATTTAATGCAGCACATACATTTAAAGTTTAAGGATACGTATAATAATGGCTGAAAATCAATTACCTATTGTTGGAGGAAGAGATGTACCACAACAAGAAGGATTAGGCAGTCTTCAGAATTTAGTTTCTAAGGCAGATAAAGGAGTGCGTTCTGCTCTTGGTCCTGCTTCTGGTCCACTAGAAGGATTACTTAGTTTATTTGATTTACGAAATGTACCACAAGCATTAGAAACTGCAGGACAAGATTTAGAAACAGGAGCAACAGAAGGTGATCCTAGAGCATTGCTTGCAGGAATTTTAGGAACTGCTCTTATTGGTGCAGAAGGAATGCCACAAGGACGACCAGTAAACAGAATTGCAAGAAGAAAATCAGTTCCTAATTTTAATACTGCAAGTGAGAAAGAGTTTTATGAAAAATTAAAAAAAGACTTACCAAGTTTATTTGAAGACAAGATGCCTTCTGGTCCAATAAAAATTACATCGCAAAAAAAGAATAAAGAAGGATTTTTATTAGATGAAGATGATAATCCTGTTGTAGTGTATCATTCTACTAAATCTCGTGAACCATTTTCTGAATTTAATTTAAAAAAAGGTCGTTATGATTTTTTGTCTACTGCAACTCAACCTAATGTAGCAAGTGATTTTGGATTAGCTGGTCTTGAGGAAGAAGGCGCACGTTTAATTCCCGGTATGGTAAAAGCTAAAAAAACATTTGATTTTGAAAATGTAAAAGATACTGAAGATATACTAAATAAATTTTCTAAAACAGCAAAAAAAGATATTAAAGAATTAGATGATGTTTTATCAAAACTTAAAACTACTAATAAAAGTTCTTTAAAAATTAGAGATTATATTGATCCAAATTTATTAACTAATGATCAAAAACAAATGGTTATATTTTTACATACACAAAATGGCATACCTATGCCAAAAGCAATTAGTCAATATTTAGAATTAAATAAAGAAAAATTAACAGAAAAACTTAGTGATATTTTTAAAAATGGAATAAAAAAAGGCAGATATGACGAAATTGAAGACAAAGATTTTTTAAAAGTTTTAAAACAAGAAGGGTATGATTCTTTCACAACCTCTGAAAAAGGTGGAAAAAATGTTATGCTCTTTGAACCAGATAAACAATTTATTCCTTTGTATGATACAGAAAAAACAAGTAAGATTGGTTATCAAAAAGGTGGTTCTATTGTGGAACGCAATCCTTACAACTATAAACCAAGGGCAATATAAAAATGGCGACTGAACGCAATCCATTCGATCCTATTCCTCAAGTAGAGATTTCTATAATTGAAACAGAGGTATCGGAACAGGTAGAAGGTGAAGCACCTACAATGGAGTTTGATGAAACTGATGGCAGTGTTGTCGTTATGTTTGATAGTAATGTAGGAGAAGATTTATCTAAGCAGCAGGTAAAGGAAGAAGGTAAAGATTTCTTTCGTAACTTAGTTACAGAACTTGATGAAGATGAACTACTAGAAATATCAACTCAAGTATGTGATAACTATGAAGCAGATAAAGATTCCCGTGCTGATTGGGAAAGTATGTTTGAGCGAGGCTTTGATCTGCTAGGTCTAAAGCTTCAAGAAGGTTCAGAACCATTTGAAGGTGCATGTACAGCAGTACATCCTATCCTTATTGAGTCAGCAGTTAAGTTTCAGTCTAAGGCTACTCAGGAACTATTCCCTGCTGCTGGACCAGTAAAGACCCGCATCATCGGTAATGTTTCAGAGGAACGAGAACAACAAGGACAACGAGTCAAAGAGTTTATGAACTATCAAGTTCAAGAACAGATGACAGAATACTTCGATGAGTTTGAACGTATGTTGTTTCATCTACCTCTTATTGGTTCTGCCTTTAAGAAGATTTACTTTGATAGCAATCTTAATCGTCCAGTATCAGAGTTTATTCCTATTGATCAGTTCTATGTGTCTTACTACGCTACTGATCTACAGAATGCAGATAGGTACACCCATGTAATCTTCCGTAGTCCAATTGAGATGCGACGGGACATGGCATCAGGAATGTACCATGATGAAGAACTACCAGAAGCAGGTATGCCTAATCTTACTCCTATTGCACAGAAGATGGATACAATTATGGGAATGTCTCCATCAGGAGATAACGATCCTCAGTATGTTCTTCTTGAACAACATTGTTATCTTGATCTTCCCGGTAAGTTTGGAGATGAAGATGATGTTCCGCTACCCTACATTGTTACAATAGAAGAACAAAGTAGGAAGGTTCTGTCTATTCGTAGGAACTATAACCAAGACGATCCTCGTAGAGAAAAGAAAACTTTCTTTACACACTATAAGTTTGTACCGGGATTTGGTTTCTATGGTCTAGGTCTTATTCACTTCCTTGGTAATCTTACTATGACTGCTACTGCTGCTATGCGTAGCTTGGTTGATGCAGGACAGTTTGCCAATCTTCCCGGTGGATTTAAAGCTAAAGGTATGCGGATTGTAGGAGACAATGATCCTATTAGTCCCGGTGAGTTTAGAGAAGTAGAAGCTACAGGTAATGATATTAGTAAGATGATCATTAACCTACCATACAAAGAACCTTCACAAACTCTATTTCAGATGCTCAATTTTGTAAGTGCAACTGCTCAGAAATTTGCAGATACTACAGAGCAAGTTATTTCTGATGGTGCGAACTATGGACCAGTAGGAACTACAATGGCTTTGTTAGAGGCTAGTAGTAAGTTCTTTAGTGCAATTCATAAACGACTGCATAAATCTCAGCATAGAGAATTTAGTTTGTTAGGTAGAATTAATAATGAATACCTACCAGATGAATCAATGATTGATATTCCATCTAATGCTCTCACTATTTTTAAGAGTGACTTTGATGGCAGAATTGATATTATTCCAGTATCTGATCCTAATATTCCATCCTCTGCTCATCGTATGATGATGGCACAACTAGCACTTCAGTTATCTCAATCAGCACCTCCCGGTATGTTCAACGTAGAGGAACTAAACAGGACCATTCTTACAGCAGCTAATCTTCCTAACCTAGATAAGATTATGCCACGTAAACCTGATCCTGAACCTCTTGATCCTGTAAGCGATATTCAAGCGGCAGTTAAGGGTATGCCAATTCAAGCCTTCCCCGGTCAAGATCATCAAGCACACATTCAAATTAAAACTTCTTTTATTCAAGACCCAATGAATGGTGGTAATCCTCTGATGCAAAGGATTGTTCCT